CCTGATTCGCGCTGCCGTCAGCCGCTGGGAGGGTCAGCGTGTAGTTAGAGGAGATTGTGGCGGGGGCCTGAAGCGCCACATAATTGCTGCTGTCTGAATCAGCAAAACGCACATCAGATTGCGCGTTTAGCGTGATGTCGCCCGTGAAGGTCGCACCAGACAGGGCGGCCAAACCAAAATTGGTCTCAACCGGACCAATAGTGACGTAGCCGTTATTTGCTGCATTTCTCAGCTTGTAAACAGCGGGGCTGGCTGATGTATCGACAAAGGGCTCAAACGCCACCTTTGTGCCACTCGGCTCGCTCGAACCGCTGTTGTTGCTAGCGATGGCAGCCAGTACAGAGTTCAGCTCAGTCCTGAAACTACTTCCGCTTTGGTTGTCGAGAGTTTTATCAGTGGATTGAGCCATTAGGTGATCTCCTTGCCGTGGCCTACCGCCTGGTAGTCGAATGTCCTATTAAGCACTGTAGTCCCATCAGCAGCAAGAAACTTGATGGTGAATCCTGTTCTGCTGACGCTGCTCAACTCAAAGAAATCGCCTGTTGCCATGTTGGTCGCGGTGATTGTGATGCTTGGCGTGCTGTAAAAAGCAGAAGGGAACGTCACGGCCTTGCCGCTTGAACTTGTGCCGCTGCTGATGTTGCGCTGCTGCTCAGTCCGGCGCTGCAGCTTCACTGACACGCCAAGGGTTTCAACCACAGGATCTTGCGTGTCGTTCTCCGTCTCCATCTCGACCTTGAACTGAAAGCCCCGCCCACGCTTTGTAGAGTTAGCAAAAGGCTCCCAAGTGCCGTAAGTAGGCGAAGCCCCGCCGGGATCGTCATTGGTGGCTCTGACATACAGCTCAGCATTGGTCTCCGATAGGTCGTCAGCGTCAATATCGTTCCAGGTGTCGATAAGGTTGGTTCGCGAATCCCAGAAGTCATCAGGGTTGATCGACTTCATCTGCAGGTTTGCTAGCAGCTCAACGTCGAATTTGGCGCCAAGGTCAAGCGTGTTGGCAAAGACGTAGTTGCCTGTGCTTTGGACGCCGCCAAAGAAGTCCAGATTGGTTACAGAGTCAAAATCAGCAATCGAATCAATTAGACCCTTGCCTGACAAAGTAATCCCGCCTTCTGTGACGCTGTTGAATGACTGCGAAAACGTGCCAGTAAAGTTTGGACTTTCCGTGTAGGTCTGGACAACCTCAAGATCTTGCGGCTCTGGCAGATCGACCGAAACTTTAGGGATGCCAGATTCAGCCGCATAGTTGCCAACTGAATCTTTTGCGCGGACAAGATAATGGCCGGACAGCAACGGAACGATTTTTCTAGTTGAACTGCCGTTGACAGCCGGAACAATTTTTTCGCTACCGCTCCACTTGATGTCACCTGTAGTGCGTGGATTGTGCCTAATCTCAACCGTTCCACCGTTACGAACATCCAAATCAGCAGCTTCCGGCCAATGGAGTTCAGCCGTGTGCTGATCGATCGGCGTGATATTTAGGCTTGCGATGTTGCTTGGTGCCGCTTTCTTACCAACCGTGGTGATCTTGCCAGTGGTGCGCGAAGAACGACGCTTGCCCGTTTGCTCAACATCTAAGCCATAACCAATCGCTGTAACGCTGATCTCATAAACACCTGTCTCGCTATCCAAGATGTCAAAGCCTGTCGCGGTGACAATCCGTCTTTCAGGCTTGTCATCGTCAAACTTATATTCAACTTCATACTCCTGAGCCCGCGCAGATTGCTGCCAGTTAATCTTGACTCGCTGCAAAACTTTGTCGCCTTCTTCATAAAGTTCTTCTTCTAAAACGAGGTTGGTAACTGCGTCTGGCTTTTCAGCCAGCTGCGTTACATCGCGTGGCGTAAACGTGAAGCCGGTTTGTTCGATAACAGAGAACTTGTCACGGTCGTGCGCTAGGGCAGTAATTTCGTAGGTCGCCTCATTCTCGACAACACTTAAAACACGCCAAAGGCTCAAAGCTAAGCCGTCATAGCCAATAGCAAAAGCACTGCCAGCGACAGGCGCACTGTTTAGCTCTGTGCCAGGCGTAACTGTGTTGCCAACAATCGTTGAATCAGCGACAGCCTCAACCTCATAAATCAACGCGCCTGTCCTGGGATCAGTCTTTGCAGTTTCGTCGGCATTGCGACCTTCAGTAATGACGTTGAGCGTGAAAGTGCTTGGCGCTTGCGTGCCAAACATGTCAACGTCGCTGCGGTCTAGCTTGACCGCTGTTGTCGTTGAGCCTGAGGTGACGCGGCCCGCAACTGTCTTGCCAGCACGGACAGGATCGCCAATCTTGATTAGGTCGCCTGGCCGAACGGTGATTCCAGCAGCGATGTCAGTCTGGAAGCTACAAACCTCAGTTTCGTTGTGAGCTGAGTAAAGGAACCAAAGGCCAAGACGACGCGCCTGTGCTCGACTTGTGCAGGCAAAAGCCGTGATGTTTTGCTTGTTGTAGCCATATTTTCTGATGGGCTTGAAGGATGTTTCTGCTAACTCAACCAGCTCGTAAGCAAAGTCCCTGAGGATGTTGTCGAAGTACTTGACCGATACACAAGTTGGGCGATTCTTAAGGCTTGACCCTGAGTAACTGAAGCCATCTTGCGTGACGTTTGACTGGTTGAACGTGTATGCAAAAACGTCAGGGGCGTCCTGAGCGACAGTGATGCCACCAACCTCCCAGAATGGCATTGCTCTGAATACAGAGCACATTTCCTCGATTAGCTTGAAAGCCTCCTGCTGCGTTTGCAGAAGAACGTTGCAGCTGAATCGTGGCTCCTGATCACCCTCAAAGTTGTCTACCAGCTCACCACAGTATTCACTAGCTTTTTTGAAGCTGTATAAATCAAGATTGCTGGCAGTGTCAGAGGCCCCATTGAAGTTACCCGCAGCATCTTTAGCTCGCTCTTCTGGTGTAAGAATTTGCGAGCCTAGGCCGTACCTAGTGGATGTCAACAGGTCGTAAAGTATGAACGGGGGATCTGTTGTCCATTCTCTAGTGGTTTTTAACGTGCCATTAAAAGGAACGTTGGGGTCGTATTCAAGTGAGCCATCAGCACGCACAGTTGCGTTGTGTGGGATACGCACTTTGATGCCGCGTATCTTGTAACTACGTTGCGGGATGCTCGGGAACTGCTGTGCATCTAGCTTGAGCCCAAACAACGCACTGTTTGGAAAACGTGTTTTTTCGCTTACTTTTTGGGTAAAGTCATACCAGATTAGAGTGTCCTGAATAATGTCATCTGGCTCGTTTAGTAAAAATGTTCGCGTAATTCTAATGTCAACAGGGAAGGCTCCATCAATGTTAATTAAATGGACCCTTTGATATAGGTCGGGAGTGTATCCATCAAGCCTAAAATTGCCATTACCTAGATAGTCGTCCCCGGTGTAATCGCCAAAACCAACAGGGTTAAAACCGCCACTATTGTATTGAATTTCAATCTTGTAATCAACTCTAATCCCTTTTAAGGTGCCTGTAGATTCCTTCTGTCGCGTCAAAGCAGGACTGCCAATAGTAACCCTGACAGAGGTGACATCAGTGTCCGTAATCTGCCTGGTTACTGGCGTGCCGTCTTGAATAAAGACGCCTGTTGGTGTGTCATCCGTTGTTGTTGCTTTTGGAACTTCAACGTTGACGATAGTGGTCGATTGGTTTGCATCACCAACGTTTTGCAAGAACGGTTGCGTTTGGGTGCCTAAACGGTTTTCAAAAACCGCAGCACGCATGTCAAAATTAAAGTTCTCAACAATGTCTGGGTCATCTTTTGTTGAATTTGATGTGACAGTTGCGTCAGCCCCCAAAACCGGCGTGTTGTTAAAAAAGGTGTCCTTTAGGGACGCCAAGAAATATGGGTCTGTGTCTTTTGTAAGACCGCTTGCCGAAGGGAACCCTTCAATCTCACCTTCGCTGAGCAGGTCGATGATCCGTACAACCTGCTTTGATTCATAAGTGTCCTTTGGCATGTCACTCCAGCGGATCGACGTTTAGGCCAGCCGATATGACAACACTACCGACGATCACCTCTCCGTAGGCAACAGGGACAGGGATGCCCTCTCTGCTGGTGTTCTGCACACCGGAAAAGCTGAAGTTGTTGCGCGGATCGTTATCGATGTCAGGCGTAGGCACTGTGGGTGATAGCAGGCCAGCAATACCCGTCAGGGCAAGGCCAATACCCACATTGCCTGCAACTGTTGCTATTGCGGCGGTCTTGATAAAAGAGGTGCTGCTCACG